GTACCAATAGAACTGTTCGGGAAGAGGGATCTTATCCAATCTCCCAAATGCAATATCGCCACCATACCAACCCGATAAAAGGGTTGCGGTCAAGATAACCGATGTGAAAGCCCACATCCAATACCACTTAACCTTGTTACTGTTAGAACTAATAAATGTCCCGAGGGTCTGTGCACTGTCGTTTCCAATAACGGAATAAGCCGCTAAGAGAAACCCAACAGAGCCATAGACCATTGATAAAGACATGATGGCTCCTTTTGCTATAGCTATACTAAATAGCCGATATAACATTGGAAACCATCATGTCACAGTATTGGGACAAATTTTGCTATTAACCGTCTTTTAGAGATAATTGTTTTATCCCTTCTGGTGTGAATGACGAGGCAACAGGGCGATTATCAACCCAATGATACTCTTGCCCTTGTTTGATCCTCGGCTTGTTGTAGGTAACTCCTTTGTAGGGAAAACCATGTTTGTCCAACCAAGCTTCCGTAGCTTCGGCATGCTCGCTTGTTCTTGCGGTGAAGAACCAGATCTCTCCGGTCTTTTCCATCTCTTTAACTTTCTCTAAAGCACCTTCTAGTGGCTTTGCTGTTACGAAAAGCTCAGGTGTCTCATTAGGAATATCGTCACAGACTGTTCCGTCAATGTCTATCAGCCATACTTTATTCATTCTTTCTCCAGTGTTACTAAAAGTGGATGATCCTGTTGTTTTGCCCAATCCATGGATTGCAGGACCTTCATTTCGGCAATTTCTTTTGAATAGACTCCGGCGATGCCTTTGCCCTCAGTGTGAACTTGCATTGTGATAGCATTTGCTTTTTGGTGATCCATGTGAAAGACTTGGGTCAGAACCTCTACAACAAACTGCATATGTGTATAGTCATCATTATAAAAGACAACCTTATACTTGCTGGGCGGAACGACCTTTTCTCGGTCCATTGTGCCGACTCCGGCTCCCGCTCCATGCTTCTTATCCTTCTGTCGTTTCGTCATTGACACACCTCTTTTCATTCTCTACTTCTTGCTTAGCAATGTAATAAGATGTAGCTGTTAGGTAAGTAATGATGTACATCACAGCTGTAAGGAAATGTTCTCCACCCAGCAAGCCGGCAAAATAACTACATAAATACAAGTAGCCGACCGCCAATAGGATCATACCAAGTATTGTAAGATTGTAGATAGCCATTCTTTTTAATATTTCTAAATTCATAAAATTCCTCCGTTATTGAATTATGTATACATTATAACATGATTTAAAATTTTGTCAAGTTGTTTTTTTATTTATCTTTTAAATAATGCATTGAATGCGGTTTTCTCACAAAGATCAACATTTTCTTCGGTTAAACCATTCTCATACATCAGATGTGAAAACTCAACAGATAAGTCTGTATTTGATAACAGTAAATTGTCAGAGCAAATTGCCACAGGTATTTCTTGTCTAATCCACTCTTTTATTGGGTGATCACCGATTTCATTTATTAGACCTGTGTGCATATTAGATGTGGGGCAAGCCTCTAATACAATATTTCTCTCTCTAACTAGATCAACTACCTTTTGATCTTCTAAGACCGTCAGGCCATGGCCAATCCTCTGTGCATGTAAGAAGTTGATCGCTACGGCAATTTCTTGAGCAGATCGCCCTTCTCCGGCATGTACGGTTCGGTTTATCCCTAGTCGCTTAGCACGAGTAAATTGAGTAGCATAATCAAACATGCCCCATTTATGAGTTGGCATTGGTGCACCAGCTAGGTCTATTCCAACAACCTGTTTTCTTGTTCTTGCAAGATCCACAAGTTCGTCAAATATCTCTGGTGGATCTCCATATAGGCCACAAAGGATAATACTTGCGTCACCATTAGCACCATCAATGGCAGCATCAACAATCTTGTCTATTGGAGCCCCAGTGTGAAGATGTGGTGCGAATCTCAACTCCAAACGACTAACGCCTGAGCTATCTGCATCTTCGCAAATCTCTCTAGCTACTCTACAAAGCGATTTTGGTGTTTGGAGCACTGATAGTGTTATTGCAAACCTTGAGAGCGCTTCATTCAAATTCATACCCTTGTAGAAGAAAATCTCTGAGGGGCTGGTTGGAATTGTTATTCCCTGTTGGCGTGCTAGTTGATGAAGGGTGTGATATCTTAGTGAGCCGTCTAAATGACAATGTAAATCAATCATTTTCTAACATCTCCAGTGCTTCCTCAAGCTCTTTAATAGCCTTGTCTATATTCTTCTGATGGGAATCCAGTGAGGTTGTCCAGAATCTACCTTGTTTAAGTTTTCTTAGGCAGGAATCCAGAAGCAACCATAATTTTTGTTCTTGTGTGTTCATTTGTGGCCCCTACTTGTCTATCACGAAGAAAAATTCAACTAGATTTTTTTGTTGTTTTTTCATCTTTTTAGGTTGCATGCAAAGCTTGTGACTTTGGTCATAAACCTTCACTGTACCGTGTTTTTGGCTGGTTAAGAGCAAGTCACTAAATGAAATAGCATTTCGTGTACCGTTACTATAGGATAGGATGATTCTCTTGCAATCAAACTGTCCCAAGAGCTTGTCAAAATCATCTTTTACTGTTTTTTTCATATAAAATGCACCAGCACATTCTTGATTTTTTCGAAAACACACTCTATCTGGTCTTGGAAGAGCATAGGAATGATCCAAATCAGGCTTATCCCAGAGAACAACTGAATCGTTTAAGTGATAACAAGCATCATAAAGAACACCTGTAGTATAGGGTGGATCTAAATAGACGACATCTGCTTGAGTATTTTTAACATCAAAAATCTCGCAACATTCAACATCGCCTTTCTTTCCTGTTATGAGGGTTGGCATTTTGAATTCGACTGTTTTTTGTGATTTTGCTGTCCATTCGGCCAACGAACTCTTTTGATCATTTGTGCCATTAAAAACACTATTAAGTGCTTGGATCGCACTAAACAAAAGAGCATCTTTTTCTGGAGATGCTCCTAGTGTGTGGATATACTCAAAAGCAGCATCTAATTTTTTAGCATTTGATTCTATAAACGCTCTTGGTCTCCAAACCGGAGCAGCGACTCCTCGGACTTGCCTTAAATACTTACCAGAATAGTTCTGAAATAACCATCCGTCCTTTTCTGGTAGATTGTTTAAGGTGATGAGGGCCTTTTCAATTAAATCTTCATCAAAGCCATTTAAGAACACTCTTGCAAACAAAGCTGCAGAGGGCATTTTATCATTGGCGGTTACTTTGAAGCCTTGTTGTCTCATATGTGCCGATACTATTCCTGATCCAGAAAATCCATCAAAAAAAGTTTCAGCATTTGGAACCTCTTCTGTTAGTTTTTGAATGGTCTCTAGAAGCTTTCGCTTTGAGCCTTTAAAGCCTACTGTTTTGTATTTCATTTTTCCTCCGTATGAAATGGTGGGTTGTATAGGATTCGAACCTATGACCGATCGATTAAAAGCCGACTGCTCTACCAGCTGAGCTAACAACCCGACTGTTTATATTATAACACAATCTTAAAATTTGTCAAGTTGTTTTTTGATATTTTTACTTCTTGTATGTCGGCAGCAATAGGATATTCAAAGTATAAGTGTAGGTAAGCCTCTGATTCGAATATACAGTAACACCTCATGCCTTTTTTAAGAAGTCCATGATCTTCAATAACTATAAAGTGTTTGCCGGTATAGTCCATATAATAACTAGGTGTTCGTTTTATCAAACCAAATACTTAATTGTCCTAATGTTATAATTGCTGCCGAAGCGGCTGCTATAATAAATAAAATTATGTATGCTGTCATTTTGTCTCCATTTTGATTATCATGCTTTCGTCTAAAAAAGCAAAGTCGTTTCCGTCTATCCATTGAACTTTGTATTCTGTTACATACGTGATACAAACCGAAGGATCATAGCTTTCTTGAATAAAGAAGAGGACCTCCACTATTAAACCCATTTGTCCACAACTGACCCAGCTATATTGGTCCTGATCGTGGAATGTGACCATTTTGACCAAATCTCCAACACTGTATTTTGCTTTGATACCGTCCGATCTTTCGTTGACTTGTAAATATCTAAAAGTTTTCATTTTAATAAAAGTTGTTTATACATTTCACGCAGTGCTTAGCAAACAAGGGGCCTCTTGAAGATCCGACCTTCTCACAGTCGTATGAAGAACAAGTTTTGCAGAGCTTTGTACATTGTAGTTCTGCTATTTCTATTGCACCTCTTATAAAATCATCTGCATTATCGATGTAGAATCTGAGTCCACCGAATTTAGATTTAACTTGGCTTACTTGGTAGCTTGTTTCTTTATTCCACTCTTCACGATGTTTCATCAAAATTACTAAATCTGCTATGACAGTATCCCATGTCTTATACGGCGAATACCCATGGCAATGTTCAAATTTTTTGAGCACGAAGACTTCGTAATCCTCAGACAAAAAACTCGATAGTCTATTCCATACTATTTCATTTGTTTTCATTTTTTCACCTCCAATCTCTCTATTTCATATTCTATAGCGACTATTTCATGTGTCGCATCGGTTAAAACATAATCAAAAACACTAAATTCTTCAGGGGTTTTATTAACAAAATCCTTAACAAGCCAAACCTTATCCTTGTCTTCATCATGCATTTGAGAATAAGGTCTAAAAATAACCAAATCACCTATCTTGTAGATCAAATCTTTCTGATTACCTGTTGAAGTGTTATCCAATTTGTTTTTTCCTGTTTTATGTTGTATACTTTTATGTAAAATAACATTTGTAGGTTGCAGACCATTATCATGCCGAGGGACAGCTCACCAGTATCAAGTGTTCTGAATTCCACAATATCTCCGGCATCAATCAACAGGCTAACAACCCCAATCGCAATCGCAAGGATCACAACCACAAGCTGGGCATTGGCTGGTCTTGTTCGTGACCACAGCAACCACACGAACATTCTGGTGGCTTACAGTCGCAACATTCGCATCTTTTTTCACTTGACATGACGTTCTCCTATTCTTCATTAGTAAATAGTCCTCGCTGGTAAGAAAGAATGGAGCAGATGCCGAGAATCGAACTCGAATTTCTGCCGTGCAAAGGCAGTGTAATCCCTTTATACTACATCCCCATTCATTATATAGTATAACATGTTAAGATGCACTTGTCAAGCTTTCTATTGAATGATTCCTGTTCCAACAACTTCCCATTTCATATGTGTCTCGATAAATGAGTTATTAATGTCAGTCTCAACCAAAGCAACTTTGTGTCGCTCCAAGTGAATTGCTGCTAAGGAACCGGCTTGAAAAGGTTGTAGATACTGTGCTGGTATCATCATGTATCCGTTATCTGGTCCAGAACAGGTGACATAACCCAAGAACTGACTTCCATCCCAAGAATACACCGCTACGGTTATCATAAAGGTAGAGTCGGCACTAGTTGGTCCCCAATTAAATGTCGCCCCAGAACGATATATCGGGGCCTCAAAAGCATAAGAGGGATCAACCCAAAGCATGGTGTATGGTTCAATGAAATCAAACCCATGAGAAGAAATAAAGCTATAGCTACCTTGATCTGTCTGTACATCATATTGTGTATCCCTTTGAAGCTGAGGTTCCCAAATAGCATTGTTTTCATAAGTTCCAACTGTGATAGGGTTTGCCGCAAAAGAATGCCCATTTGACTGCACATTGATTGAATTTCCTACTGAAATGGGGATTGTCGATGGAGATACTGAAATCAAATTCGTTGTACACTGGCCATTTTGGGGAATCCAGTCAGCGTGGCCATCTGATGATGGTTGATGGAACATTGCCGTGAAGGAGATGGAAATCTCTTGAGTCTCTCCCATGCATGCAGGACAAGCAACTTGCCTTAAACCTAAATAAGTATAACCACTAATCCCACTGCGTTCTTGATGTTCTGTGCTTGGCTCTGTGGCAGGCTGGGGATCAGGCTCACTTGTGGGTTCGGGATCTGGTTCTTGACTCGGTTGTCTTTGAGTGTCTGCTGAGTCTACTGTTGTCTTTTTTGATGTGTCTTCTATTCTCTTCATTATGGACACATCCCCATAACAAGATAATAAAACGAATAATAACATTATATCTCCAATTTAAATAAATGCTTTAAAAACTGTTTAACTAAGTATTCCTTACAATTTTCATTGTCCTCACATTCAAACAATTTCCAGCTATAACTTTGCTCGTTATTAGCAATTTCTTTCCTCAGAGAGTCAATTTCTTCTCTCATGAGAGGGAAAATTTCTTTAAAATTATCAGGTAAAATATCAAGTTCTGCTGCGGATTCTAGGAGCACTGACCAGTGCCCTTCATTATATGCCTCTGATACTTTTTTAAATTTTTCTGCATTTTTTGGATCTTTGTCTGGGTGTAACTCTCTTGCTAGTTTTTTATAGATTTTGGCAAACTTATTTGCCTTTCTTTTAACCTCAATTTTATCAGCAGTGATCAGCTGATCTTTTTCATCATATTTTAATGCCAATGGGTCATCGGGCATTATCTGCGATACTCTCTCGGAGTGTTTTGTATTTAAATCAGCCAGATCAACATCATTATTTGCACACCATTCTCTATAAAATGATTCAAAGTCGTGATGGGCAGCGCGTAAAACTTCCTCCTGATAATCCAGTTCAGATCTAAGATAGGTTACCTCCTTAAGAAGTTTTTGATATTTTCTAAGATTTATTGTATAAGACATTATAACATACTCACTTGGATGTGTCAACACCGACTCTATGAAATTCCGAATATTTCATGTATTTTGGTCTCTTGATTGTGTTTGAGAGGTCCGAAGATAAATAGTTCTTGTATTCCTCCCATCTCCTTAAATCATAAAATTCATTTGTGCAAATGGAGTTGTCATCGCTAATATCTAAATCAACAAACACGTCTTTTAAATCAAACCACCGAGCAGAATACCTCTCCTCAAAGGGCAACCTATTTGATGGACCTAAGCGACCCTCTTCAACAAAATTAGTAAACTCTCCGGTGCCTTTTCTTACTTGTCGCCTAAAATGCACAAACTCATCTTTACCAAATGTAAATGAGCAAGGTATGTTATCTCCTACTGACATGTTGTTATAGGTTACATAGAAATTGCTTGCCGATGAAATCTTTCTTCTGTGTTTTCGCAGAATCATCGGGTTATACATTCCGTAAGGAAAAGAAACAAAGTATTTGTCCGGTATCAGCCACTTTGATATATTTGCAGAAACCTTAAAAGCATTAAGAGCACCGTAAATAACAGACCAGCTTAAACAATCCCTTCGATCTCTATCTTTAGGGTGAATAGGGACATAATAAATTGGAATTCGTTTTTTATGCTCGGAAGGGAACCTCTCATAAGTCCTATTTGCCCAAACAGGATCTTGAACATAGTCACCAATTCTTTGCCTGACGAATCTGGCCGTATCATGGTGCATACAGAGCCAGATAGTATCGCAACCAGCATAAGCACATTCAAGTATTGCGGCTTCAAGCATTGTATAGTTTGGTGCGACAGGCATCATAAAATCAGGCCATTCCATTCCGTATTCTAATGGCTGGCCTGCACAAGGTATCACTCCGGCTAAGTGAAAACCATTTCCCTTAAAAGGTTTGTCGTTAATTTCCATAAATCACTCTTTGTATCTAATTTAAGCCTCAGTAATTCTTCAACATGAGGTTTATTGTTGTATTTGTAACGAGTTTCTCGGTACATGTGTTCAATTTTTATTGCATAATGCAGCTGGTGTCCTTTTTTATTATATCCGTTGGATTGTCCCCGTATACCATTCTCTTTCATAAGCTGTAAAACTCGCATACGAACATAATTCTCAGACCACTCTATGTCGTTCATTTGTGACTCTGGGACCTCTGAAACTGCACAGACATCTTTCATGTCTTTCCTAGTTTTGGCTCTGGTGGAGGGATGAAACAACAAGGTATGAGCGAAGCTGGTATTTGGCGTTCTTATAACTTCCTGATCGTGTCGGGCTCCGGATCTTACTGCAAACCAGTCATAAACCAACATGTATTCTTCTCTATCTTTATCAAATTCTATAGCATTTTTAAATGTTATTTGAAATCTTTTGTTGTTGTTCAGAATAATGTTCATTTTCCCCTTTTCTTGTCTAAAATTCTGTACATTATTAGGAAAAATCACCAGACCAGCCATTGACAGTAGGAACACTAGTCTATCCCAAACTTGACTCTTTTTATGTGTCAATTTGGAAGAAAAACCAACAAAGTTGAGATCCCAATGTTTTGGGCATTCTTCTAATGCAAAAGGTATGTGTGCTTGATCTATTATTATGGGTAAATTGTGTTTGTAAGCGTATAAGAGTGCGGCTAGTGAGCCACCAATTACAACTTTATCAAAATATAGCTCATTCACACAAACCTCCGAAAAGCTCTCCTCAGATGCTCATTGATGCCGAGTTTAGATCTTGCTGTTTTTACATAGTCTCTAAATTCTTGACGGTCTTCTTCGCTAATGGCAAAATCACTAACCTTTCCATCTTCCATCTTTCTTTCTAAACGATTTAAGAAGTTTTCTAGCTTTTTGATTTCATTTGCTTTAGGTGACTCTTGGTTACTAACTGCTATTATGGCGGCTAATTTTTTTGAAAAGTCCTTTTTTGCTCTTCGGTTTGTTTGTTGTAGTGATCTAGAAACCTTTTGTTCTTCTGGGGATTTTTGTTGTGTTTTTGACGCAAGACTTTCAAGATCCTGTGGCGTTACGAGAATCTCATACCAATCTTCGCGAATGTATCTGTTATCTCCGTAATCGGCAGTGTTAGGGTTGTTTTCGTTAGTTAAACCTTTGTTGACCAAAGCACGATAAGCTTGGCTCATTAATTTCAACTCTCTTTCTTCGATGTTATCTCTTAACAAGGCTGGGAGATACGGGAATAAATAATGAAAAGATTCCGCTCGCTCAACAATATCCAGCAAAGTGAATCCTCTATTATCTGGAAAGCCTGTGGGCTGCTCAGGTGGTTGTGATCCATAAGCAACCTTTGGTAATCCTCCATCGGGATAGGCAGTTACGATATCAACCAATTCTGCTAAGGTCTCTGGTCCAATTATTTCCGATGTCCTGAGTGCAAGGCTGTCAAGATGCTCTTCGGAAAATTGTTCTGACGGGGCATCCATGAGCATTCTGACTTTAAGTAAAAAATCTGATAGTGTGTTTCCTGCCAATAGTGAACCTCCGGCTCTTATTAGGTCTGAAGCCATCACATCTTGATAATGCTTGTTCAGCTCAGAGGTTGTCACTGTGTTAATATAATTTGATTCGAATTCTTTAGCGGTCATAGCTTCTACTTGGACTTCTTCTTGGTGATCCTTTGAAAAACCAACTGCCATTTCATAAGCTTGTTCTGGGTTAATTCTTTTTTCAAAAATGTTAACAAGCGCTAATGGAGTCATTGGTCCTAAGTCTTTATACAATAAAATGACTGCAATGGCCAAGGGAAAATACGGAGAAAACAAAAAATGGTCTTCTTCCGGAATATTGTGCATTTCTGGTGAATCTTTATACATAAAATCCTGATTGACGAAACTAACAGGTTTTGAGCCGGATCCAATCGCAGTAACAGAAAAAGACATGTCTGGTCCGATGGAGTGAAGTGCTGCATCTGCTCTACCCAATTCACCTTGGGAAAGAACACCCTGTTGTTGTAAATAATCCTTTCGCTCTCTCTTAAACTGATTATATCTGTCTTCCATTGTGGCAAAATCACTTATAAACACGTCCTTTGCCATCTGGTTATTATCAAAATGTTTCATGAAGTCAATAACCTTGCTAGCAGTTAATAAAATGACAGCTCTTCTATTAGCCTCATTCATCAGCCGACCATCAGGGTCTATGCCTCTATACGCATAATATAGAAAAGGAACTTGTCTCCCTTGCTTTACTATGTCCTTAAATTTAGTTAGATGCTTCCATTTGGCAGGATCTTCTGGCTCTGTATCTTCCGGAGAGGCTGATAATCGGCTTCCAACTTCAGAGTCTTTTTGGCCTTCAATACTGTCTCTCATCTTATCATCTATCTTTGGAGAAAGTATGGCTCTGTCAATAGCGGTCGCTATCCCTATTCTTGTTTGTTCTAGGTCTTCTGGGTCTGCTTCGAGAGCATAATTAACCTCTTTTAAGAATTGTTTCCATTCTTTAATTATCTTGTTCATCTTCATCACTTTTTACCTCTTCTAAGAAAGTTTCTGGCATCATTTTAATTAGCTTTCCGCCAACTAATATATCATAGGTCCAATATTCAAAATAAAACAAATCTTCAACTAGGTGTGAATGAGTGGTTGTTTTGAAGATGTAAGGGCCATCCGCGATGATTCCCAAATTAGTTATTGGCTCTTGAAGTAAGAGGCCAAAGTTATTAATCATAACCAAGTCACCGATTTCAAACATAGGGTCGTCTAAAGGTCTTTTACTCAACTTTGCCCCTCCAATATGAGCCAGAAGCCACAAACCACTAATTAAGAGCGATCCACAAGCACGCGATAAGAGGGCCCTAATTTTAATTAGGATCGGAAACATCCAATCTCCTTATGGCCTTTCTTTAGCTAAAATACTCTTCATTTGTTCATCATCACAGTTTTCTATATAAGAAGTGACTGCTATTGGCCATAAATCCAAGGCTATGTCTAGGCAAGCATAAGCAACTTGCTGGATTTCCCATTGGGCACCTTCATGCGTCCGAAGTGAAATAAATTTCAAAAGGTTCGAGCAATTAGTTGTTCCATAATACTCTGTATAGAGGTTTTGAGGAAGAATCATCCTAGCTTGCTCTCGACACACACCTCTATCTAAAAAATCATTGTATGCTTCAAAACACTTATTCGTGCAGATCTCCATGTATTCGGAAACAGTTGTGTTTGATGGCATCATAGCACCATCATCGATGTCCCACATTTTTGGATTAATCAATTCTTCGGCATTTGATGCTTGTCTGTTGCTTTTGTGTTGTGTCCGAAATGCTTCTGGTAAGTAGAATTCCAAGCCCTTATCTGTATATCTGCGCGAAATCTCATTATAAGACCACGTACGATGCCTGTGGTGCTGAGAACGTACAAAGAGAGGCACGACAAATTTAAAACTAACAACGTTATGCTCAAATGTTGAAGTGTGCTTGTGCTTAACGAGATATTTAACCAGTCGTTTATCCCTATCGCTAAGTTCATCTCTTGTATTGCCAAAGCTGACCCGAGCACTATTAACGACGGTAAGGTCAGTGCCCATATGATCAACATAAGATACCCTACCAATTCCATCGCCATACAAAGGTAGTGTTCGATTATATCGATCATTCATTGGTTCCTCCATTATTCTTCACCTTCAAGAACTAGACTGCCATAGACATAGTTCTCTAATATTAAATAGTAAGTCTCGTCCGCAATCTCAATTTGTTCAATCATACTGCGTTGGGCAACAACATTGCAATTGGTTGATAAATTTAGCTTGCAATCATCAGAATAATCCAACACTTTGCAAACAACATACGGCGATTTTGACTTTTTATAGTCAGTCGGTAAAAGAACTTGACTTTGTGTCACCTCTTCCTCTTCTTCAATCAGTTCTATTAGAACATGTCTATTAAATGGTACAAACGTTTTCATATAACCTCCAAATGTTAAATGCCTGTCGCGTAAAGAAAAGTTACCACAGGCCCTGTTATCTACCAGATAGTTAACAGCATAAAAAAATCCGTTATGTGCTAATATTATAACACACAACGGACAGTTTGTCAAGTATTTTTAACTACTTATTGATTCTTTTTATCTTGGACTTCTTTACGAAGTTCAGCAAGTTCATTTCTACATTCCTGCATGACCTTTCTGGCTCTTACAGCTGCTGATTTGTATCCGTAGAGTTGACCCTCTACTTTGTCAAGCTCAACAAGAATTCCTTCAAGTTTAGCAATCATGTCTTTTAATTGTTCTCGCATAATGTACTCCTTAGATAATCTCACATGCTCCACCGGCACAGGCTAGTTCACCTTTTAAATCAGTGTTATCTTCAATCTCAATCACATTGTCTAGATTGACCTCTACCAGTGTAGTAAGTAGTTTCTCATACTTTTCTTGATCACAATCTTCAAAGGGGGCTTGCTTGTATGAGTGATCCGAATAGGGCAAAACAGACAGGCCGTTATAGTTATGTCTATTGTTCCACATCCACTCGCCAACCTCCGGCCACTCATCGGGTTTAATTGTAATAGTTGCCGAAACATTGTTTGTGTTTTGTCCGCTTCGGTGTCCCTTTTTAACCCAGTTGAGATGAACTGCCTTTACTCTCTCAAGCAAATCCAAAGCAGATTCGTGCCTTGTTGTAGAGCCCTCTGGTGCCTTCTGAGGGACAGAAATGACTGCTGTGTCGTGTGGCCTAAAGAATTCATCTTCAATCATCTCTGGGTGGTTTATGGCCAAGTAAGAGTAGATTGCCTCGTTCTTGCCCACTCGGAGTCTTCTAATATAGTGATCATTGTGCCATGCATGAATACCACTTGAGGTTCCAAGAGTTAGGCTTGTAGTTCCTGCTGGTTTTACTGTTGTACAACGGGAAGCGGGCTTGATTCCTATTCTCTCCGCAATTTCTGCGTTGATTAGCTTTACAATCTCTGCTGCTCTTGGCATGTTCAATCTCAAAACCTTTCCGGAAGCGATACCGGTCATTGAGACGCCAATAAGATAGTCTTTCTCTGTGTTTCTCTGCCAAATCGGTCTAAGGTAATGAAAATCAGTATAGCTTGCTTGTAAAGTACCTATGACAGCAGCAGCTTGGGCTCTTGCTTCGTATTCCTCTTGTGTTTCTACATCCGAGACGTTGACTTCGGTGAGGTTGCAGAATTGGAAAGGACGGAGAGAAATCTCGCAGCAAGGATTACAACCGTAATCTTTGTCATTAGTGAAATAAAATCCCGGCTCACCAGCACCAGATTGCTTAACTCTGTCCCATAGATCCATAAAAGTGGACTTGTCAATGCGATGCCGCATAATAACCACAGAGTTATTTGCACGACCTCTCTGAGGGTTGAGTTCCCACCAATTACCTGCTTTGGCAGATAACATAGCTTGATCGTCAGCAGAAAAAAGAGAAATAAGAGCAGCACGGCGAATACCACCAGCCAAGACAGCATCCGCCACATGGCAAACGATATCGTGGACTTCAATAGACGACAACTGATCGCCTTCATCTTTTGAATCCAATATTCCTTCAACTTTAACAAGACACTCTCTTAATGGTTGGGGTCCGGGAGCTTTACCACCTGATGTAACTAGTCTTGCACCTTTCGGACGGATATCAGAAAAATCAAATCTTACCTTTGAAGTTCCCTTAAAATAGGACTTAATCAGCATGTTAACAGCATCAGCCCATCCTTCAATTGAATCTCCAATTAAAAATCGGCGAGTTCTTTTAGTATTGGGTTTGTTTATCGCTGGTAGCTTTTCAATATGACTTCTTTGTACTGAATATCCTACGCCTGTTCCACCGAGCAAAAGAAACATGATCTCTCCAAATACACGAATGTCATCAATTGGAGCGTAAGCACAGTTAAATACACGATTAGGAGAAACCTCAATTGGTTTGCCTCCAAACTGCATGGATCTCATGGAAGGTAATACCTTCTTATCATAAACATACTGATAAGCTGCTTCAATCTCTTGTTTTAAACTGGGGAATTTTTTAAGATGCATTTCCTTGTTTCTGGTAACTAATTCGTCCCAGTTTTCTCTCCTTTGCTTTTCTGGTAGATATCTAGCATACTTCATGTGTACGGTGATATCTGATAGTATTTCGTTCTCTATTGCCATGTTTGTTCTCCTTATTTTTTGTGCTTGGCGTATGTTTGTCTTAATCTGCTTAGAGTGTCTGTTGTGCTTTCCACTCTTGCTTCTCCGTCATCTGGATCATCAAGTATCTTGATTTTTATATTTGACCAGTCAACGAAAGAGTGAAAGATCAAGCCATCTGGTCCATTTCGGTTCTTTGCTACAAAGATCCTGCCTTTGTTGGCTTGCTTATCGTTTGGTGTTCTTGAGAGTGAGAAGATAAAGTCCGCTACGAAACATTTGTTGAATGCTTCTGAGATGGACTCCATAGTGATCACTTCTGCATTTAAGCCTCCTCGGTTTGTTTGAGAGGCTGTAACGACTGAGCAATCGTTCTCTTGTGCAAGTGCTCGTAATTCTTCATAAATATTCTCAAGTTCGTGTCTCTTCTCAGCAGAAGATGTAGTCGGCCTCAACAAGTCAGCATAATCAACAAGAATGAGATCCGGATAAATACCCTTCTTCTTAAGCTTCTCAACATGGTTCTTGATAGTCCTTGTTGAAGCAGACTTTGTAGGATATTCTTTAATAATTAGCTTGCCCGGAATGTCTTTGATTTTATCCATAACAATTTCTTTAGAATGAATCAAGTCTTGTAGTGGAACCTCTGTCATACGGGAATCGTATCTTTGTCCTACAACTGTATCTGCAAGCTCTAAAGTATAGTGAACTACGGTCTTTCCTAACTCCAAGGCTGTTCCACCCAAATGAACCAAAATCATAGATTTACCGGCTCCTGTTGGAGCAATAACAACACCTAATTCTCTTGTTCCGAAGCCACCCTTGGTGATATTGTCAATCTCGGGCCAACCGGTTGAAATGGGCTTTCTAGATTTAACAATGAAGCGGTCTTCAACGTCTAGCATCCAATCGTGTCCAAAGTTATTATCGGTACCCAGTGTCAGGGCTTTCTGTATCACTTTTTGAATCTGATCAAATGAAGAGGTTTTGATAAGCCCTACTGACTCCATCATGGCCTTTTTGAGTACTTGTTTGCGGCAGAAATCAATTGCCTTGTCTTTGACCCAACCAGCATCAGAGATTTCGCCCTGTGAGGCTAAAACCCTTGCATAAAACTCTCTAATTTGAGTCTGTACTGATCTATCGTAGTCACCCAAGTCCCCTTTAATTTTCATCTCTAAAAGGTCGTATTTTGGATGAATTCCGCGTTCTTCTCGGTAGTTCAAAACGATTTCAGTCATTGCACGAAGATAAGCTAGCTCAAAGAACTCCAAATCAATAACCTCTTCCATTTGGTCGCAGAAGCTTCTATCTTCAATCATTAATTGGCAAAGTTTCTCTTGAAAGGTCTTGCCGTACCTCATAAATGTTTCTTCTCTATTATCCATTTTGTCCTCCGAATGTAAGATAATTATAACCTGTCTTGTTCAACTGTCAAGAAATTATTTTTTTGAATATTAAATAAAGCTTGTCCAAATTCATGGTGATTTGCCCATCTTCCATCAATAACTTCGTAAAAGCCAGTTTATTGAACTCTGGTTCAAAATTATCCACAATATAGTTGATTGACCTCTGATTTGTACCGGAAATGACCGGTTCATACAGTTGCATAATATCGTAATTTTTTTGAATTAACTCAAGATTGCCAAGAATTTTTGTATGAACGCTAATCGGTTTTGGCACGTTTCTGCAATGTTCTGCAATCGTTTCAACAGATTGGATTTCTTCGCCAACCATAAAAGGAAAACGACTTTTAACTGTTTTAAGCCCAACCCGAGGGACCCCGTCAAGGTTATCAGACTTGTCTCCCGCAATAGCTCTAGCAAGGGCAAAATTATTGGGATGAATACCATGTTCAGCGAGAAGACTATCTTCGGTAACAAGTTTCTTTTGAATTGGTCGGTATAAGCTAGTTCGCTCTCCGACGAGTTGGAAAAAATCTCTGTCGCTTGAGATAATATACTTGTGATAATCTCTATATTTAGGGTGTCCATTAAGAACAGCGATAATATCATCGGCTTCCACATAGTCAATAACGATTTGAATGATTGGTAATTCATTTAGGTACTCCATTAATCTAACATGTTGATAGGCTTTGTTATGTTCTTGTTCTGTATCTGATAGCTCAAACATTCGTCTATTAAAACGAACAGGTTTGCGACCTTCTTTATAGTTCTTATTCATTTCTTTGCGTTTTTGAGATCCACCTTGGCCATCCCAAGCGATTATGATCTCATCTGGTGAAAAGTCCTTACAGACTTTTTGCAGTGACTTCAAGAAGCCGACTGATCCTCCAATTAGATTCCCTTTCGGGTCCATTGTCGGGTTTATTATATACGATCTCAAAAACATGTTGAGACCGTCAATTATGACTACATTTTTCATCTTTCCTCCGATGTTTGTAATATAACATGCTGAGCATGTTTGTCAAGTATAATTTAATAAAACCTAAAGTTTTTTTGATTTGCTTATCAACCCAGCAGCTTTGTCTTGCTCGTAAGCACATTTATGACACGCAGTTATGTGATCTTCATCTCTTATTTCAATATACCTTTCGTTTTCCTCTATCCATGTTTCAGTTGCCTCATTCAACCAAAAAGACCTTTGATGCTTCCATCTTTCAGATGCTATATTTTGCTCTTTTGTACGTTTTTCATATTGTCGCACTTTTGGATTCTTAAAAATCTTTTTACAATTAACAACCCTTTTCCAAATATCTGGATTGCGGCTCCACACTTTTTTATAAGTTATGTTGCCGGAATATTCGGACTTACGAGTGTCTTCCCACTCGCTATAGACCTCTGGGTCACTTTTTATATCAATTGTTTGGCTTTGACTTGTATTACAGCGATAATCATTAGTAGTTTTTCTATGACTTATACTAATACCGTCACAATGTGGGCAGCACTCTCTTGTTTCATACGTTGGTGTTACCTTAGGTTCATCAAAAGTGCTCATGTGTTTTTCGAGACCTTCATGATAGTTTGGTCTAGACATGATTGACTCTTTTAGTTTCTTAAACCCTCTAGGGTGCCAAGTGTGTTGTATTGTAAGCCTATCGGTTGAGCCGCAACATTCACACTTATCTTTTAACTTCTTAGCTCTGTTATCTTGCCATTCTTTTGTATGCCATGGTTCATATTTTGAAGAGGACTTATTGTTGTTGAAGACCTCCCAAAAGGTGTGAGAATCTATTTTTGACTGCTTGAATTCTCTCATTGCTTCATTTATTGTATTTTGTTTATTCATTTTACCTCCTATTGCTTCGACCAACCGGCACCGGGCAGTCTTTTTAAGTTATCAAAAACACACTCGGTTTTGGTTTTCTTTATATTGTGTTCCTCGTTGTACTGCTTTCGATACTTTTTAATTAACGGTTTTATTTCGCTGCTTGTTATATCTGGGTAATGGCCTGATAAGATCTTTTTTATTGTGACTTCGCATGCATCATGGAGCATCACTTGATCCCATACAACTAGTTGTATAAAGCTTCTTCTTTTTTCTGCTAGTTTTTGTTTTGAATAAAAGACTAAATTGTAGGTACCATCCTCGTTTATAGAGATTTGATCAACATCTATTGTATTCATGTGAATTACTATCTGATCTTCATCAAAACCTTTCTTTTTTAAACTTTCTGCATAAAGAAGTTGAATTTTTCCTCTAAGGTACCCCAATGTGTAGATTTTTGGCCAAGACTCGGGCATTTGGTCGTAAAGATCCGATTCTTTATGATCTTTGACATCTAAAATATTCATTTTAGTGCCTCCTTCTGCCACGGCTTCGTCAATTTCTTTTATTGCCTGCATTCTTTGTTTTGTACTTCTCTTCATCATATAATACATCTTTCCTCCGATGTTTGTAATATAACATGCTGGGCATGTTTGTCAAGCATTTTCTTTTAACATTTTTATTTGTTCTATTGTAAGCATTAGATTATAAAGGTCTTCACCCCTATCTATCCTTCGCTCTATCTCTCTTGCTTCTTCTAACAAAAGGGTGTCTTTGTCCTTTGGAAGCTCTTTTATTATTGACCATTCAAGTACTTCTTCTCCATGTTCATTGAAGTCTTGTTGGAGATTGTAGTTTGAATGTCGGTTTGCTCGTAAACCCCAGAGGTGAGATTTCCAGCGAAGTTCTCCTCTTGTTGTCTCGCCGATGTAAATCTTATTACTTAACACATTTTTTATTTGATAAATACATGCTGGTTGTTCGGTATTCTTTTGAGCATGGTACTCGGCTTTCTTTTCTTTGACTTCGGGACGAGCATCATACTCGGCTTTTTGTTGTTTTATTCTTTCTTTGTTTTGAGCATACCACTCGGCAGCTCGTTGTTTTCTTCTTTCTTTGATTTCAGGACGAGCATAATACTCGGCTTGTTGTTGTTTTCTTCTTTCTTTGATTTCAGGACGAGCTTGATACTCGGCAGCTTGTTGTTTTCTTCTTTCTTTGTTTTGAGCATAATACTCGGCATTCCTTTCTTTGACTTCGGGACGAGTACGATACTCGGCATTGTATTGTTTTCTTCTTTCTTTGTTTTGAGCACGATACTCGGCAGTTTGTTGTTTTCTTCTTTCTTTGATTTCAGGACGAGCTAGATACTCGGCGGTGTATTGTTTTGTGCAAGATTTGCATTCGGAGCGATGTCCGTCTTTTTTTCTTTTATTTTTGTGAAATTCCGTTAAAGGCTTTTCAATTCCGCATTTTGAGCATTTCTTCATCTTTCCTCCGATTTGGTGTCTAATATTTTTACATTATTTCTTCCAACAAGCTTCTCCCAAAACTCAGGTGTTGCAATAGTTGGTGTTTGTCCCAAAAGGGATCTAAAAGCTGAATGGCGAACCATTCCGGCAATAACGCCAGAGGGTCGGGGCACATAATAGACCCCGTCCTCTATGATGTATTCATAGTACATTTTTTTCCTCCGAATATACCTATATTATAACACAAAACACCGTTTTTGTCAAATCATTTCTGGGCATTTTGAGAATTTAACTTGGCTAATTTTGCCAGTTGTTTGATCAAGACATGAAGCAACATATTGCTTAAAGGAAGTAAGGTCATTGAATTCCTTAAGCTCTCCATGGTGAAATGCTTTATAAACTCCTGTGTCCATTAGAATGTCAACTTTGTTCATAATAATATTGGTGGCTCCGCTTACATTGATGGCATGAATTAGCATATCTAAGTTTAGCCAATTTACTTTTCTCTTGCGACCGGTTGTCACTCCAATTTCGCTTCCTACCTCTCCAATCTTTGCTAATTGTGGATCATTTAGAAGCTCTTCTGGGAACAGAGGGTCAATACCCGAGCGAGTATCATAAGCCTTACAAGTTCCGTAAATACGCCTTATTTTTTGTGGTGGAAAGCCTAGAGAACATGCTCCATACGGTAAGGTAGTGGAAGATGTGACAAATGGGTAATTACCATGGTTTACGTCCAAGTAAAAGCCCTGTGCTCCTTCGCAAAGTATGTTACCGTATAGTTTCTCATCCCAGAGAAATGCTTCGGGCAATACGTCTCTAGCTAAGGTACCTTTGCGTCCCATCTTATCTGCATAGCATGGTCCAATGCCCTTTGAAGTGGTACCGAGTCTCTTGGCTAAGAGTGCCTTATCTGCGTTGATGTGGCGATCTTGAACAATGTGGGCCCTAGGTGAAACCTTGACCAAAGAGATATCAAAACCATTCTTCTCTAAGTACTCCATTTCTCTCTTGAAAGAGTCAATATGAACGACACATGCTGGTCCTATGACCGACTTAACGCCATGAAATACTCCGCTGGGTATTAGATGGGTTTTGTACCGCTTACCGTTCAAGAATACCGTATGGCCGGCATTGTTTCCTCCGGCCCAACGACATACAAAATCATATTCACCTTCTCTTACTAAGGCAGAGGTGACTTTGCCTTTTCCTGTATCTCCCCATGAGAGATCTGCTACGATGTCTACATAATTGATCATTTAATACCTCCTAGTATAATCATATTATAACATGTTGTGATCTTTTGTCAAGAAAAAAAACCCCCAACCTTGCGGTTGAGGGCGGAGAAACTAAAATGAATAACACATTTAGCTTTTTTCTTCGTCGAGCTTGATGCCTCTGACAATTGCTTCGTCCATAATGTCAAACACTGTTGCTCTAAAATCGTCCTTCTTTAACATCTCAATCCACTTGGTGGCTTGAAATTTAATATCCTTGCCTTTAAGTGTGGTAATGGTATACCAAGCACCTGCTTGCTTTAGACGATCTGTTCCAGAAAGCTTGATTGCTGTAAACCAAGATTCTTCATCTTGAATGCCAACACCCTCGCCCCACATAATCTTAAAGGTACAATTTGCCTTTAATGACCCGAAGCGGGATTTTTGGATTGTCGCTTTAACCTCTGAGCCGATTACTCTTCCAACATCATCATAAATGTATGATGCCTTAGACTTACGTCCCGTTAGCCATACCCTTAATGAAGAGAAGTATTCAATCGCCTTACCGCCGGGAGCAATAAAAGGCGTCGTCATAAGCTCAGCGATGTTTGTCGTAATGTTGGTCTTCAACTGATTAATTAAAAGCAATGTACACTGATTATTCGCTAGTGGAATAGTGAGCTTCGGAAATGCTTTTGCGAAGATCCTTGGCTTTACAGCCATCGTACTTTGTGGATTGAAGTCCGATTCTATTTCCTTCTCGGAAGATGTCGCAGCAATTGAGTCCCATATAAACAAGAACCTTTGTTCTGGATATGTGTCCATCAACATTTCAATAGATTCAAGCACTTTCTCTACAGAGATTGCCTGAAAATAAAGAAAGTTCTCTTCTATGTTTACCGATGCCTGTGTTAAAAAGTCAGGATCAACGGCGGACTCTGCATCAAAATAGACTACGAAGATGTCCTTATCTTGTGCTCTTCCTGCTATCTGAGCTGCCATGTAAGACTTTCCTGTTCCGGAAAGCCCAGCAATCTCAGTTATTTTTCCAATTGGAATTCCGGCTTTGCCCTTGATTGAGATAATAGAGTCAAGCCAGCGGGATCCGGTGGGGATCCAATCAACGACAGACGATGGATCGTTGCCGTTTCCAAGAGAGTGGGCGACTTCAAGTCCCGCTTTCTTGTTAAGTTTCTTTTTCATTTCATTAATGTCAATTTTGCCCGGTTTCATGTTAATCACTTCTCCCATTAGTTCTCCTTTTATTTAGTCTCATGATTCTTCTTTGTGTATCTCTTTTCTCTCGCTCAGTACCAACATACACCAATCTGGTACCGAATAGTTTATCAAACCTATCTGTTGTCACGCCCCAATTCATCTCTTGTGTAACTGCCATGTGATGGGCATAATGCCATGGATAATTTTCTTTGCACCACTCCGGCTCTATATGTGCCCTCCTGTGTACATAATAGTATCGGAGGGCACCGGCGGTGATTCCGCCGTATAGAGCAAAGGAGAATGCTATGACTGGTAAATGTAAGATAGTTAAAATTATAATTGAAACTGTTTCCTTAAGGGAGGGGTTGTCAATGAAGAGATTGTTTCTAGAGTTTCTATGATGTTCATAAAAATGAAAAGCAAAAAACTTATTTTTCTTATTCTTTCCTAATCTGTGGAACAAGTATTTGTGTATTATCCATTCTAAAAATTGTGTATACACAAAACCTATGTAAAACAGTCCACAAACTAACAAAATCTCCATTTAACAACCCCTTTTAAGTAACTATGAGGTTTTAAGTTGTTATTCCTCTGTTTCTTCTGTTTCTGCCGAGGTATCTTCTGCCTCTTCAGATTCTTCGGACTCTGCTGAAGTATCTTCTACTTCTTCTACTGCTGAGTCTGCTGCTGGTTCTGCTACGGGAGCTGAGTCAACCGACTCCTCTTCTCCACAACCAAATAGTAGTGCTGAAAAAATAATCATTACGTCTCCTTTTTGTTAGATTATAGTGCCCTCTACAAAGCCGAGGGCGGGCTATTTTTATGCTGCTTTATTATACCGTGCTCTTTCTTTTACAGTTGGTTTAAAATCAAGTAGCTGCTCATGGGTTTCTGCTAGATTTAAAATTTTAATTTTTATAGAAATGTCACCAATCTTGACAGACTCGTTTATTTTTTCAACATGCTTTTTCATTGAGGAAGTTGGAGGAGCACCCAGTGCTAAGATAAAATCAACTATTTTGTCTTCATTCACGAACTGAAACCTTTTATCTTCAATCAAATATGGTATGTAAGATACAATCTGTCCTACTGTTTTTGAAGGGTCTGAACTATCTCTTTTAAATTCGTGTGGTATATTTTCGCTGACAAGGTCTAGTTTAAAGCCGCAGTTTGGAAGCTGATATTCTTTAATAACCATTTTTTTTATTTCATGAGGCTGGTGTTTCTTTCTCAAAACAGAGCACTCAGTGTTGTAGTATCTATCACGTATAATTTCTTCTCTGTGTCTGCATATTTTTTCTTTATCACTGGTAGATCCCTGATCTCCATCCTCGCTATTTATTTGTATGATTTTATCTGTCCATCTTGCAAACTCTTCTTTCCAGTACTTTTTAAAATCAAACAAGGCGTTCGCATCTTCAATTGTTCTTATTTGTTTATCCGGACCCATAGTCAAGCACTTATCAATAAAATCTCTTGGGCATTTTAACTCAATCACAAGGTGTCCTAATTGGAAGTTTTTGGATGGCCTTAGTCCTGATAGGAGTTGGCTTGTGCAGTCTTTATTGTTTCTCAAGATACACAATCCGCCGGATGAGGAGCTGGTGCCCAAAGAACCCTTTGAAGCAATTCTAATAAATCTGTAATGACATTTAAATTGTTGAGTGCCAAATGGACAAACAGTGTGTTCAATCCAACCACCCTCCTTCATGTCATCAAAATATACCTTATCTTGGTATTTTTCTTTCACATCGAAGCTCGGCCCTTTTGGATTAAGCAGAGTACTGTTTATGACAATTTTAACTTTATCAGAGTTTATCAAATGTCTATAAATAAAGGCAAGACTTTTCTTATTTTGTAATATTGACTTATTAAACTTTTTAATATTTCCGCTTATTTCATATTTTATTTTTCTCAAAATAACAATTGTGCCTTCCTGTTCTTCTTCGAAGAAAGAAATAACACGTTCATCTGGTGCTTGTTCTGATTCTAGCAGATCGAACTTATATAGTCTTTCCCAATTGTTGCTATTGGGATTATCGTTTAACATTTTAAGATCAAAATAAGCTCGGTTTAATTTTTGATCTTCTATTGTTTTTGAATAAACTTCTAATGAGTGTTTTGCTAGGCCAACAGCAGCAGAATTCATTCCAACGCCCTTACACCCAAGAGCGTCTTTGTTGTTTTCTTTCTTTATAGATGATCCCATTTTTAACGCTGCTCTGAGTGTTTCGAAAGTCATGCCATCCCCATCATCATAGAAATAAAGGTCAAATGAGTCCTTATCTTCAACGGTTTCGATTTTAACCATTTGTGCGTTTGCGTCAATAGAATTATCAACAAACTCGGCCATAATGGTGTGCATGTTGGATAAACTCCTAGATTGTTCTAATAGTGTTTTATAATTTGGAGACATATTATTCTGGTTGGTTTTAAAGTCTTGGTTTTTTAAATTATTCATTGTGTGTCCTTTTAGGTAAAGTTGCGGTATTGTGTTTTAATTCTAAACCTGCTGAAAAAGATGCCCTCTACAAAGCCGAGGGCGGGCTTGGATCTTTTATGATTCCAATAACTTGTCAACTGCCATGTCAACTGAGTCACGATTACCATACTTTTCTGTTTCTGAGCTTCTACCTTCGGAGGAGGAATCTGTAGAAAGGAAATCATCCAAAATTGCTTGAACTTCATCGGAGGTCTTACGTTCGAAGATCTTAGAGATTTCCGGAACAGAGTCTAGAAGTGTTTGGCAATCGGCAACTTCGTCATCACAAAGTGGAGACGGGCGTCGTCGTGGTTTCAATTGAGTTTTTGGAAAGGATCCGGGAGTACCGGGAACTGTGTAGTTAAGTACAATATCAGTTCCACTATTGGGATCAGTGATATCACCATAATCAGGGTCAAGAACAAGTCCAAGAAGGTTTTCATAAGCGGTCTTACCATAAGCCCAAATACGAACCCCTCTATCTTCTTCGCCTCGTACCAAAATTGGAGAGAAGTACCGCTTACGAACAAAAAGCTTCTTTGCTTCTCGTTTTAAATCGTCTTCGTTCTTCTCAACACCTTCCTTCCACAAAGCGGAAGCAAAGTTACAAATAGGACAATCTTCGCCATGATTCTTCTTAGGACAGAGGATTCCGGGATTCTTTCCTACATTGTAGTGAAAATGAAATTCCTTGAAGGGGTCGCCGTCCGCTGTTGGTACGATGCGGATAGTTTGATCGCCTTGTTGAGGTTTCCACTTGGTGTTATCACCTTTCTTCGCACCGTGCTTCGATGCTTCGAGCTTAGCTCGCATTGCTTCAATATTAATAGCCATAATTATATTCTCCTTATTAATTTTTTTTGACTTAAATGTCTAAGGTCCCAACACTTGTGTTGAGCCAAAGGTTGATGATGTTTTTTAAATTCTAAAAAACTACATTAAAAAAGAAGCAAGTTTTTTACGGGAAGGTTATCTTGCGAACACCGCGATGAGATTTGTATTGTAATCTATAATTTTGTTTTTAATTGGTTATGTTTTATGTATTTGACAACTTAGCTAAAGGAATAAGTTCCTTGGCGTGAAGTCATAGTTCCTTGAACGGTAGCATTGTTGAAGGTACGGAAAGCATTGAGATCAATATCCCATACGGTTTCAAAGCCGTTTTGATTGCTATATCGTGCAACTCGTGATTCTACAATTGAACTTGGAAGATCGCTAAAGCGAATAAAGTTCATGGTTCGTACTTCTCCCTTAAGAGTAGTGAATGCACCGGTGTGGATTGTGTATGTATTAGTCATTAAGACCTCCTATTTTGTTATACATGGTGGGATGTTTTTGTGTTGTCCTCCCTCTCAACATATGTATTATAACATATTCTCAAGTATTTGTCAAGTATTTTTTTGAGTTTTTTTCTCTTTCTTTTCGAGATTCTTCCAATAGTAATTGGAGTACCCTAGGCTTGGTTTTATCATTTTTGCCTTCCTTGTCTATACAATATAACATGTTGTGAAACTTTGTCAAATTATTTTTTTATTTTTTATTGTACTTGCCTAAGAACCCAAGCCCTTACGTCATCACCATGAAGCGGTTGTTTTTTAGGTGGTGTCCACCATGGAATATTGCTCCATTGTTGCCTCAACCTACCAGCAAGTTCTGACGAATCTTGTATGTCTGTAATCATCTCAACTTTTTCAACTGCTCTGTTAAACAGTATTTCAAGTTGTTGCTGTTGGTCTGCTTCTGTTTTGAAGCACAAAATTTCTGGTTGGTCTTTTAGGAGAGACTGTCTGTTTTGGACTCCGCCTCGACTAATCCGATTTAAAAGTCTTGTTTCCGGTGAATATCTAGCGTTTTTGCTATTTTTAAGAAGCTCGTCAAGTTTAGTTTTGTGTACAGACCAGTCTTTTCCCTGTGGGGATTTAAGATACCACATTCTTTCTTTTGTGTCCCATTGAATGCGACGATTAAAATTCTTGTTCATTTTTGCCTTCCTTGTCTATACAATTTAACATGTTGTGAAACTTTGTCAAATTATTTTTTTAAGTTTTTTATAATCTGATGTTGTATGGTTTCCAACGTATGCCAAATGTCATAAACATATCCGAATGAGGAAATTGCATCAGGCCCCAACGTTCGTAGGAAACAACATAAGTGAATTTAGAAGATATTCCAAAGTGTGCTTCAGCCCCTACTGAGAGGGGCCAAGGTCTGGCCAAGACTCCTATTCTGTAGTTGTCAAATTCCAGACCGGTTGATACTTTTGCCGTGAGTAGGGTTGGAATTGCAACTCCCATTTGGTAATCTAAGTATCTTTTACCGGTTGTGATGGTTTTACCCCAAAGATAAGAACATCCTCCATACCAAACAACGCCGCCGATGTTCGCAGGACCTCCGTTTAGCTCCTTGTAGTTGGTTTCTTTGGCGTGTGCAGTACTTGAACAGCTTATCAGAAAACCAACAATCATGGGTATGAAATTTTTCACTTCTCCTCCTGTTGTATAAAGTGTGTGTATTTTATAGAATAGAAATAGGAATAGTCAGTGGTATTTTGCCAAATTCCAAAAGAACTATTTCGTCCCTTTTCTCTTTCTAATGTAACATGTTGTTTAATTTCTGTCAAGAGATTTTTTTCATTTTCTATTTTCTCTTGGCTTATACTGTAATAATAACTTGATTCTGTTATGTTGTCAAGTGGAAAATATAAACTTTCTTGATAATCCTCAATCTTTCCAATAGAAACCGTCCTGATGGTTGAATTTACTTTTGGTTCAAATAGGTTGCCGATCAAAGGACTGTTACTCTCAAACCACCCATTAGTAACAATAAAATTAGCAATTCCATTATTTATGTTAGTATACAGGTCTCCAATTGGCCCTTGCCCAACAAATGACTCCATGTGGCGATTTGAAAACAAATAAACAGAAGAAACAAGGCCCGACCGTGCATATTCTTGCAACACGTTCCAAACAACTCTATTATGCTTGGTTTGAGTCTTGGATAGAAGAAAAGGGTCTGGTGAAATAAGGGCAACTCTTATGTTTCTGTCTCTAATCTGTTCTAAGACGGCCAAAGTCGCAGCGGAAACTTTTCCTCCGCCACAAACAACAAACCAGACATCATCTTCGTTTCCAAGCTTTAGTTTTCTACTTAATTTAGGTATATTCTGCTCATATTCCTCATAAGTGATAGAAGATGGAATTCCTTTACCTTCATCTAAGCAGATAGTCTTTATTTTTGACATTTCTTTAATACTTTCACAAATATTTTGGCCAGCTTGGCCTAATCCGATAACTACCATTGTATTTTCTCCATTTTTCCTAAATTCTTTCCAATTTTCACATTCGTTTTGAAGTGTCCAAGTGTTGTGTCTTGAAAAAGCCGAATGATGTTAGATAACTCTTGTTTGTCCGACTTGTGAAGGTCAATGACCAACGAGTCATGCACCAAAAAGGCAACATTCGACTTCATTCCTCGCAAATAGCGGTGGATTTTGTTGGCTTGGGTGAGGAAGTTGTCAGAAGAGGTTGACTGTACCAAGTAGTTAAGTGCATGGAAGTCATCTGAAGGTATCTTTCTTCTAAACGGAGTAGTGACAACTCCATCTGCATAGTGTTTCTCCAAGACTTTTGTCTTATCGTAGTAATCCGACTCAATGACTCGTGATGTCGGGTTGTATAGCCATGCAAAAATCTTTGTCTTCGCATCATCTCGGCTAATATTATCATCAAAAAGATTGTTTTGATTCCAATCATGAATGTCTCCTGTGGGTTGGGGGTGCCCTGATAGGTTTAAAAGTGTTCTTAACTCGGCACCATTGAAGTCAAGCTCTACAAATAGGTCGTTTTGAGGCATAACACAATCTCGGATTTCCTTTTTAAGGTTTAAAATAGGAAAGGAGCCTTCGTGTAGTCCCAAACGGCCCGTTATTGTACCAAAAATGTTGTAATTGACCACATTCTTTCGGTCCCAACAAGATCTTGCTAGGTACATGGCTTTCTTGTCGGTATTGGCGAATTTCTTTAACAATGGCCAATCAATTTGAACCTCTTGTTTTGAAATTTCACGACATGTTATCATCAAATCGTGTAAAAATGAGTAATTCATGGGTCGCTGGTGATTTCCAACGATCCATTCCGTTATCTCATTCAAAGTTTGGTAGTAATGCTGAATGTCTTGTGGTGGAACAAGCTCATAAAAGCAAATATCGCTCATGTTGACCTTAGAGGCCACAAAAGATTTGATATGTGCTTTCATTTTTCTTTGTCGTGCTTGCCAACGGTCCTCTAAGTGAGGAGGGCAAACATCATTTAGAAGTTTTCCCTTTGCGTATATTTTTGCTAGGTTGACTCTTTCGTCTCCAAGCCTCGGTGACCAATCCCAAGTTGCGGTCATATTCTTTGGAAGGGAACCCGCCCTTAATTTTCCATCTGCAAACCATCCTGTACAATCCTTTTTATCATCAATTATTTGAAATATCATTAGCCCTCCGAAGCTTTCCTCTGTTTGTTCAATAAATTATTTAATGTTCCTGATCTCGTTCTATACGAAGTCTGAAACTGAGTATTAATATAATCCATTGCTCTGGAGTTGTCAAGCTTTTCTGCAAAGATTTTTGCTTTTTGTTTGACTCTTGCTTCCTCGGGCACACTTAAATAGTTGTATTCTTCTATATTCTTAAATGTTATATATAAATTAATATAAAAATTATTATTATATATTATATTATTAATATTATTATATCTATAGGTAATATTTTTTGCTGTTTTATTGCATTTTATAATAAATTCTTTCTTTATAGGATTGCTGGTAATAAATGTTCTATATCCGTTTTCTAAAAGTTGTCTTAAAAAGACTGTATCTCTTTCGTAGCACTTTTGGAATCTTTTTTGAAATGTTTGTCTTAAAGTTAGTAGTTCTAAATCTTGTCTATGTGTTAAAGTAGCTGGTGATTGTAGATCGCTTATTAAAATCCATGGGCTAGCTTTGTTTACATAGAATCCAAATTGTAATGCAACTTTTGTGTAATACTCTAAGAATCTGTTTTCTAAGAAGAAATCACTCTTTTGTTCATCATTTCCACAATCTAAGTTTGCTATTGAGACTGCCAAACCTGATGTAAAGATGCTTGACTTGCCGGATCGTTGAAAGCCTGAGAAGGTTGTTGGGAACTTTGGTCCGTTGATTCTTTGAAAAGAAACAAATTGTTTTGTCCATTCACCGTAATCAGTAATACTATCTGGCTTGACCCTGTCATTAAAAAGAAAAATTTGATTGTTTAAATACTCTCTGTAAAGATTGACTGGATCTTCATAGGCTTTGTAAACAACTATGTTTGATAAGAATGGATCATCGCTCGGTAGTTTTCCAAACGAAACAGACTGTTTTATTTTGTTTTTAAATAGTCTCAATTGTTCAGCAACAAAATCTAAAACAAAAAAAGTTTCACCATCTTGCGGAACAAGTTTAAGTTTTGTTTCCCTAACATAAATCGTATCATCGTCTTGATTGATTCGACCATACAAAGCTCTTTCTAAAAAGTTAAAGTCCTTAACATTCTTCGGAACCTCACCCAGCTCATCTTTAAAAGAATTTACTTTATAGTTTGCTCTGTCAACAGCTAGGGTTGATGTAATCTTTGTTTCGTTTTTTCCTTTATACTTGCTCATTGTCATTCACTCGTTTCTTGTTCTGCTTCAGGATCTGTAATGTCCGGAACACCTTCACCTGTTGCTGCCAAAGCAGCAATATCATTCTGGACTTTGACGATCAAACCACTACAAGAGTTTGTCTGCTCATCACCAGCATCTATGTTTGTTATGTTCTCACAAACGGATATTACCTTTTCTTTCTTATTTGTAACTCCACCCTCTTCACCAGAATAAACATAATGAGCCTCGACATCTGTCTCAAACTTACCAGATGATATTGTGGATGTTACTTTTAAAACTTGCTGATAACCACCAATCCCCATGATGTTTGATAGGTTTGGGGCATTTTCCGTACCAACTCCTGTCTGTGGGAAGCCAAATTCCAAGCCTCCAATTCCAAATGGATTGAGCCAAAATTCCATGCCCGGATATAACAAGGTGTTTCCTATCATCTTCATAGAACAACGATAAACAGAAGATAACTGCAAAAGACTGTTGGCACCTTGTGTAAACATTCTTGATTCTCTCAAGCCGTCAATCTCTGTTCGTGAAAATGAAACAGTTTTTACAAGACCTTGTTTTGCTCCGATGTCAAAATGATAAACACCATTTGATTCATCGATTGATCTCACTCCCCTACCGGAATGATTTGCTTGTCTGTAATAAGGAAAAACAACTAAATAAGAAACTAAGTTTCGCACATCAGTAGTTCCGCTTCCCTCCACTGCTGTTTTAAGCGGAAGTAAACCATTGCTATAAGAAGTATCAACATCAATTATTGGTCCTTCAAGATCCCACATTGGATCCATTGCATCATAGTCGCCTTTAACTGCCAAGATATTTGTTGTTTGAAACATTAGTCGTTTTATCAAATCCTGATTGATGCAGGACTCGTTGAATACATTTGAAACAAGATAAAACATAAAACGTTTTATAAACGCTATCACAGAAAGATTATCTATTTCCTTTTTTGTTATATGTTCATCATACCACTCTGTAAATGTTTCAAGGTCAACAGGTATTTGGCCAATGTTTATGAGCTGATCTCCTTTAAAAGGGTCCGTTATAACAAAAGAAGATAAGATGAGTTTTACATTTTCAACTTCTGGTAGTTGATTTCCTTGCTCATCATACATGCACTCTGTCAAGAAATAAACTAAATCAGCAAAATAAAAGAAATAGATTTTTGAATTGTTTTGATAATCAGCATCTTGGACAAATTTAGAATCAATAAACGACCATGTTTCATCTATGCCCTTATTATCCGGTATGCCCTCTGCTGGTGCGCTTTTGATTTTCTCTTTTCTCTGAATCCTTGGGGTTTTTGTAAAGAACTCTCTTCTTCTGAACTGATTTAGAGATGGCTTGTCAATGTTTACTGTATAAAGCTTATTGTGCAAAATCAAATCTCTCACCAACCTCTGTCTTGTGTTTTCAACTGCTCCTCCGTCAAGGGCATTGATTGCATTTTTTAATCTTCTTCTTCCTTCTTCGTCACATGCCTTATTAGGATTGATAAGTGATTCTTCAAATTCTTTTACATACTTTTCTTGTACCTTTTTTACTTCGCGATCGACAAGAGCATTCATACGGTTTGAATCCAAAACACCCTCGATGTAAGCAACATAATCAGCAGTAACCGTAACTGTTCCGTCATTTGCTATGTCAACATTATGATCAACCAAGTTAAGATAAAATGTTTTGTTTGTGAGTGCCAAAGCGTTGTTAAAATCTTCGGATTTCAAACCTCTTTTACTTAAAATGTTGCGAAACTCTTCATCGTTTCTCCCAGCCCACCCAACATCTGCTCTAAGTCTATAAAATGTTGGGTCATAATAAAGAGGCGAGAATGAGTTTTCACCAGATCTAGGGCAGAATTTTGTGTTTACAAAGAGATCTAAATAGCGAAACGTAAATGTCTTGTCTCCATCCACTACCGTCCTTTCTTTTACAAAGTCTTGAAATGATTGAAAAAACAATGTAAGTTTTGCCCTTACATATTTTGTAGCAGTAGCGGGAGTCTCTCCATCAAAAGAAAATGAAAACTCTTTAATTCCAAGACCCTCTCCTCTATCAATAGAGGTAGAGTTCTCAAAAAGTTTGTTTATCCTATCTTTTGAGTTTGAAGATGGAAATGGAAACTCATGTGTGATATATTTCTTGTTTTCTTTATTAAAATAAACCTTAAACAACCTCACTTTCGGCATAAGAGCAGCATGAATGTCGGGCGTCATGTTTAGGAAACTTCTTACTTGTTCTGCTTTTGGAAGTTTAAGCTTATTTATGATTCGATTTTGATCTGGGTTTGTTTGATCTCCTGCCTGAACCATGTAGAATCTATTATTGTAATAGCCCTCTCTGTGAAGAGGGTCCAAATACTCTTCTTCTGATTTTTTGAGGCTTGAATCAGACTTCAGCTTTTTATCAAAATCTGTTTTAAGATCTTCAAGATTTAAAAGAAGGACGCATTGTTTGTAGTTCTTCTGTCTTTGCTTGATAGTTTCTTCACTAAGCTCTTCTTCATATCTGGATGAGGTTGCAAGTCCGCGAATTGCATCAATCGCGTTTTTTTCTGCATCATTCATTAATTCATTTTTCTTGGCTTTGATCTCTCCTGCAGGTAAACCCACCAGCAACTTGGCTATCTCTACTCTTACAAGTGCTTCATAGTGACGAAGTAAAAATGGAATTATTAATTCAACTGACTGGTTGGCTTGTTCATTTCGAAGATCTTCTAGCTGTCTATTCAGTGTATTTGTGTCTTGTCTTCCTAATTGTACATTGTCAACGAATCTTAAATAATGATCCAACAACACATCATCAATGTTAAATGGCTTATCTTTGAAAAAATCCCACAATGACCCCTCTTCTTTTGTAATAAATTCAAGCTTATCTAGTCCTTCAAGTTCAAAATCTACATATTTAAGAGGCTGAGATAAAGCCTTTCTGACATCATCTCTATCTTCTGGAAATAAGCTAAAATCTGAAGCATCAAGCCTATCTCTTACAGATTGTGTCGTTGCTTCGTATGCTCTTATGGGAATTTCTATTGTATTATCTCTATATTCAAATTTGACCCCAATTCCATATGTTATTGTCGGCACTCTTCTCGCTGTTCCCGTCTGATCGTTTTCTATAAAGTTGCCTATTGTTTGCCCAACAACCGATGCAAAATCCTTGAGCGTGAATCCAACGAGGCCCGGATATGTGTCGGCTATATAATCCGAACCTTGATACTGCTTGACAAGCTTTATCCTAAGCTCTTTTGAAAGCGATTCCGGTGCTTTGTTTTGAAATTTTATGAAAACTTCTCTTTCTACTTCTGTTATGTCTTTCTTATCTATCAATGCCTTAAACAAATCTTCAATGATTCTATCCTCAAAACCATCTTCCGTTTCAGAATTTTGTATTAAAAATCTAAATTCTTGATCGTCAAAATTAGCACCATCGGTTCCAACACCCTTTCCATAAAGGGTATTAAACCAGATTATTTGCAGTTCTATGGGAAAAGAATCAAAAGTATAGGTCCCTTCTGCTAATTGCCCTTCATAGATAATTTCTCGATCAGCTTGAAGTAAATTAAAAGTACCAGTTTCACGAGAAATTTTTATTTTACCTTCGTCTGCACCAGCCGTTTCAATTTTGACTTGATAGTCATACTCTTTTAAACTATTAGTAAGTGCTCCCATTACTCAAGTATCTCCATTGCTAAGACAATGTCGGTTGGGATTTTAATTTCCTCTCCAACCTCTATGTGTGATTCGGTTGGTTTTCTATTGAACAAAGCAATGAGATACCAAAGTTTGTGATCGTTGTAGTGTTGCTGAGCTAGTTTGAAGTAGCGATCTCCAACAGACCAATAGTGAGAAACATAAGGAATTCTCAATAGATCTTCATCTGTTGGGCTTTTATAAGATGGGGTAGTATACTGTTTTACTTTCTCAACACCACGAGACTCAAAGATTTGTTCATCCTTATATGTCTTATTAACAGCAATTCTTCTCTTTCTAAATCTACTCATCTTCTTCTCCAAAAATCCATTTCTTATAATTATCACCACCAAGCCAATTGTTTTCATTATCAAATCCAACATCATGCTGATGAAGAACATTCAACTGACAAGAGATTGTATATACTTTTGGATAATGGTTTCCGTCTTCTATTAACATTCCCATTTCCAAATCAGGTGTGAAGCTAAAGCCATCAACATAACCTAATAAACCGTCTTCGTCATCTGCGGATCTGATTAGGTTTGAAAACTTAACTTTAATTAGTGGAGGTCGTGCGATAGAAGAAGCAGATGTTACAGTTTCACCATCAACTTGGACTTGGTCTTTGCTGTATGCCGGATATAACATCGCACCTAATGCATTTATCATCTGAACATTTCTCTTAGCAGTTGCCAAATTTCCAGCAGGAACTGTCCACCCAACAGAGATCGTTCTCTTTGTTCCTTGGAATGTTGCGATTGGATCCATTCTTCCGAAAACTTCTTCTGAATTCCAAGTAGACGCAAAGTTTTGACTAAACTCATTTAAAAAAGCCTTAAAGGTTACTGTGTGACCTGTGATCATGCTTTTAAATTGAAGTTCGCTCTGAGTCTTGTTGGCATAGTCATTTTGACTACCTTCATCTGGTTGGCCTTTTGTTTTATAATTAAAAGATGGAAATGACATTAGCTACCCTCCGCTACTGCTACAATTGTCTCTGCTGTTGCTTTATCTATATTTTTAAGTTCTGCTTTTATGAAATCCTTGAGAGGAGCATCATTGACTGTTAAAGTGATTTCAATTTTCTGCTGATAAGCGGCGGAGATTGTATCTCGTATGCCATCAACAGTTGCTGCTGCACCTTGCGACATAGCTCTTGCAGATGTTCCAGTTGAAACTAATGCTAAGTTTTCTAAAGTATTTTGCAGCTGTATGTTGTCATTTATTAATGCTGCAACTTGAGCAAGCCCGCTTACAATTCCTGCGAACGATACGGCACCGAGTGCTGTGGCAGCGCCTGCCAATAGCCCCATACCAACTGAAGATGCCGTCGCTGCTGTTGCTAATCCGCCAAGACCTCCGGCCAATACACCGACTCCTCCGCCAATAGTAGCCACCGCTGTTGCTATAGCACCACCAGCACCAACGAAAGCAGCCGCTGCGGCACCAAGAGCAGGCCCAGCAGAGAACAATGCTGCGATCAATAGGCCAATGGTGAGAGAAGCTCCTATAAATACTTTCTCACCTTCGTTAAATCGGTTCACCATTTTAATCAATAGATCTATAAACATCCCAACACCTTCAAGTAGGGGTTCAATAAGAACAGCAAATTCCGCCATTAGAATTGAGAACTTCTCTTGTAGTGGTATTGTTGCCTCTACTGCTTTGTTAAAGTTTTCTTGTATATTCGCTGTTCTATTCATTCTCTGCTGGTATTCTTCATACTGGCCCATGTTCATTCCAAAGATTCTCTGAGCCTCGTTCATGTCACTAATACCAGCAGCAGCGGCTATCGCTTGTTGTTTAAACCTATCCATGTCTGCAAAGTTCATACCTTGTGCTTGGACTTGTTGTATTAGAGTCTCTACTCTCTTTTCTTCTGTCATCATTAACATTTGTGTAGAAGAAAGCTGAGTTCCCAAAATAGCATTCAACCTTCCAACAGTTTCAGCAGCAGATTCAAATCTATCAAACTTGCCGGCAATAGACAATAGACTTCCCATCTCTACACCTGCTGCTTTTGCTGCTGCGGAGAGACCCTTGAACACTCCTATAGAGCTTTTGCCATACACAGCAATTACCTTCTGTGCTGCATGAAAATCAGAAATTAGCTTGGTAGATGCAATGTCCGCATTAGCACCCATCTGAGTTAATTCTTTTGTAAAATTAGAAGCCTCAAGCGCACTCATTCCCATGTTTAATGTAAATGTATTAAGCAAAGAAGCAGACTCCCCAGCCGAAACACCTATTCTTGTCAATAGGGCACCCGTGGTGACTAGTGTACTCTGGGTCGTGTCATTCAGATTTGTAAACCCAACAAACTGCTCCGCTAGCGATTTGAGAGATTCTCCAACATTTTTAAAATTAGCACCGAGAACATTAGCTTCTTGTCTTATACTCAACAAAGTACCAGCATACTTATCACCCAAGCCTGTTGCTTTGGCAAATGCAGCTGAGGCAGAGTCAAATTCTCTTACCATCATTATTGTTGATTCTACCATCTTTGTTACAATACTATTAGCAAAGTTGGTTACATTGACGAATTTACCGAAAGAAGCGGTCATAACTCCAAGAGGGTTTTCTGATTCCTTGAGTGCTCCAATAAAGCCGAACATAGAGCCCGCCACACCTTCTGAGGCTTTTGTAAAGAATCCAGACATTGTGGCATATTTGTCAAAGACAGCATCAGACTGCTTGGCAAACTTCTTCTGAGCCTCGGTTACTTGTGAAATTTCATAACCTTGATCTTTATATGATTGTACTACTGCTTCTCTTTGAGCGACGATTTCGCGCAACCGCTTGCCCTCTTCAGAGTGATCACTGAGTGCAGCGTCAGCGAGCTGGTTTGTTTCTTGTTGATATTTGTTAAGCTGATCTGCTATTTCCAGACGGTCGCTTTGCAATCTCGCCATGTCTAGATCTAAATTTTGAGACCTTGTCTTTGCATCAAGTTGCTCGTTTGTTAGATCGGCGATGCTCTCCATGGTTTCTTTGATCTTCTGAAGGCCACTGCCTTTGACATCAGCATCAGAAAGCTCCGCGATTGCAGCGATCAATTCTTCTTTGGAATTTATTGGGTATTTAGCCATTCATTTATGCCTCAGTGCTAAAAGGCCAAGTTATTCCAGTTGTTTGTTCAAAATTGCGAATTGCTTGGTTTAAAATCTCTTTTTGTTTAATTGTCAACATGTGATCAGGGCCATGAGCAACATATGCATCAATAAAGCCTTTCTGTGCCATAATCGCATTTGCATAAGATTTGACATCCCTTTCTTCGCCTGTAATTGAAAAGCTTAAAGTGTTGTCCACATCTTCGCCTTCTTCTTTGATCATTTGACCAGCAAGTTCATGCGCACCGAGTTGTGCCTGCATCTTAACATCTTTGCCATAAATGTACTTGAGAATCTCTTTGTTCCAAGTCCCAAACATTTTTAACCACGATTCATTTAGTAATTTTTTTTCACTCATAATAAGCCCTCGCAATAAATAGTAAATAAAAGCAAAAGCCAAGAACTATCGCTTTCTCTTGGCTTTTTCAATTTGTTTTTTCTCTTCTTCGAATTCTTTTTGTAATCTTACAAGAAACCAGTTCCTCAATCCAACAGGTAGGTTATACGCCTCAATAAAGGACCAGCCACCATGATGCTTAAGCAAAAAGAATTGCTCATACACAGATTCCATGTACTTAGGAGTCAGGCCAAAAAAAGTCCGCTCCAAACGGAACCTCCAATTCTTGCACATGACCACAAGAGTCGCAAGAGAAGTTCTTTATAATCTTAACGTTGGGAGAAATCAATTTATAAGCATTTCTTAGAAATCTTGAATCCTGAGCCGGCATTACATCAACATACTTATTAATGACTTGTCGATCATCATATCCCGAAATGGATACAATCATTTGCTTAAACTGATCCGTCATAATAGACTCATTAAGTTTCTTTTTTCTTTTGTTTGTTGTTAGTGCCGCAAGTTTAATCTCGTCTTCACCAGTGAGGAGTTTAAGCTCAATGTCAAAATTAGTCATTGGTGTTCTGGCAATGAAGGTACCAGAATCTGTTTTAGTAATGTTTACAGTCTCATCCCACTTTGATTCGGTAACTTCTGGATTTGAAATGTCAAATTCTTCTTCTTGCTTGGCACCACACGATGGGCAAGATACTTGTGTCTCATAGATATGGCCATATCCCGATGCTCTTGCAGCTACAATAATAGCATTTCTATCTCCAACTAAAATACTTTTGGAGTTAATACCCTTGTCAACCAGAATATTCTGAATGAATCTTTCTAATGCCAAGCCTTTCTTCAACAGAGTTTGAGAAGTCAGAATGTCTTCGTCTTTTGCCGTCATGAATCTTATTTCGATAACTTCCTTCCCGCGCAAAGCATGTCCTTCTGGGTATCCGTTTCCTCTTGATGGAAGCTCAACAAACTCTGTTGGAGTTACAAAATCAAGAGGAGATGATGGTGGAGCATCTGTGGCTTGAGAGTGTGCTCCTGTTCTCTCTAAATTATTTCTATTACTCAATTTTCACCTCGCTTCTAAGTAATTTCTGCTCTATCATAGCTGATTGTTAAATCTATTGTCAACAGCTCATCGCTAGAATAGTCTAATTGTCCGAAATTTGCGGATTTTATCCAAGGATTCTTAAGTGTCCAAGTATCAGAGGGTGTTCCATCTGCCTTCAATAATACTATTTGAAAATCTGCACCATTCGTAAAGTTTTTTGATAAGTTTATCTTATTTACACCATCTGTTTGACTAGCATCCGGATAATAACCTCCGAATACTAAAGTGTCATACAAATCTTTTATTCTATTGGAATCATCAACGATTGAAATCTGCACATCATTCCAATTTACGGTGCCCGGATATTTAAATTTATGATTTCCAAGCAAATAAACACCATCATTTATATCAAATGAAGGTGTTTGTGCATTCTTAACCCAATACCAAACAGAATCCTGACTACCGTTCGTAATTAAAAATCTATATTGGCGCTTAGGTTCTGTTGTCGGATTGCTCCAAAAAGCCATAATTTACCTCTAGGAAGGGGTACCAGCCTTGAACTGCTGATCAGCGGCCTTGCTATCACATTCAGCCCAATCATACTTAAGTCCAATCTCAACTGTTTTAAGATCTTCGTTAGTGTAGTCTAGGTCTCCAAACTTAGCAGAAGTAAGAATAGGATTTTTAAGAGTCCATTTTTCAACCTGTGACCCTTCTGAGTCGATAACTGTAATAGTAACACCTTTAAGGCCATCATTGTTCATCTTGCTCTTAGAAAGAGTTGATGCTGAGCTATCTCCGACTCCAACTGGTGCCGCAGGAACAGTATAACCAGAATTGATAATCATTTGGTTTGTCTGCTTTACCGCATTCTCAGAAATAGGATCAACCAAGGTCAAAGAAATCTCTTGCCACTGGACCTTTCCGGGAAAGTGATACTCGTTGTCTAAAAATGTATGAGATACATTAGTGACTGTATAGTTGGGAAGGCCAACTGACTTAGCATACCAGAGAGGGCTTGTATTTAAACCATCCAACTGAACAAGAAATCTATAATTTCTTTTTGGCTCGCTATTGCCGTTTGCTGTACTCCAAAATCCTGACATATTAATTTTCTCCTATAATCATTAATAACTAGTGTTACAGTTCAATTCCGCTACGTGTTACAACAAAGTCTACAACAATAAACTCGATTGCGCTGGCTGGCTTAATAAGAACTTTTGCATAAAGAATATTTCTATCTACAAGGTCTGCGGTAGTGGTGGTTTCATCCAATACCAACTTATACTCTGTGATTCCAAGTCTAGACTGAACATCTGAAAGAATCTGATCTGCTTGGAACTTAAAACGATTCCAAGTTGCTTGAACATTCTGATCAAACAGAATAGTCTCTGCGACATTTCCGATTCTTCTCTTAAGATGAAGAAGTAGACGACGAACATTGATTCGATCCAAAGCAGAAGCATTCTGCTGCATGGTCTTTTGACCGAAGATTACAATGTTACCAGAAGCAGGGAATCTAGCAATTGGATTAATATTTACTTCGTAAAGGTTATCTCTATCTGCCTTAGTAAGGTGCTCAAGAGTTCCATTAACGCGAGGACCGTTTGATCCACCTAGCTCATTGATCCCACCTCTGTTAAATCCAGCAGGTGCAAACCAAGGCTCTGATGTTCCTTGGGACTTTGCGATTGCTCCAATAGCAGCAACTGATGGAGGAACAACAAGAACATTATTACCACCGTTGGCTGTATCTGTGATACGAACTGATGGGTAGTAAGTTGCAACATAAGATGAATTGATCAATCTAGTGTTTGCTGTTGAAATCGCAGTTGAAGCGGCACCATTTTCTTGTGAAGCAGCCTCAAACTCATGTCGATAGATTCCATCTAAGTCAACAACTGCCATTGCATCTCCACGATCTTCACAGATTTGAATCATGCGGTTTGTG